GTGAGCGCTACTCTCGTCCTCGTGAACAACGGGTGGCGTGACGGCCTCATGGTCGTGTGGATTGTGTCTCTGCTGGCGGCGATCGGACTGTGGGCGTCCGCGGGGGTGATCGCGGGCAAGGGTCCGGAGGCGATCGACCTCCTGCCGCTCGCGGGCGTGCTCGCGGGCGCGGCCGCCCTCGTGTCGTTCTGGTGGTTCGTGTCGCTGTTGCTGTGGCTCGCGGTGAGCGCGGTCGTGCGCGAGCACCACAAGGACCGTCAGGCCGCACGAGCGCGCTGAACGCACGAGAACGGGGCCGGGTGCATCTGCACCCGGCCCCGTCGTCGTTCCGCTCACCCGAGGGCGTCGGCGGGCTCGGTCTTGTTCGCTGCGGGGTAGCCCGCGGTAGTGGACTCGGCCGGCGCGGGCTCGGTGCCTGCGCTGGACCCGCTGGCGGGCACGCTCCCGGCACCGAGGGCGGTGAGCCAGGTGTTGACCACCGGGAGCGCCATGACGCGCGCGAGAGCCGCCGCGAGGGCCGCGACAAACGCGATCGCCCCGGTCAGCCACGCGACCCACGGGCCGGGCAGGACGTCAGCGACTGCGTCGAGCACCTGCGGGGCGACGACGGCAACTGCCGTGAGGACGATCGACGTCGCGACCAGCACCTGACCGGCCGTACGGATGACGCGCTGCCACGGGAACCAGATCGGCTCCGTGGTCTTCTTGTGGGCGCCCATCAGCGGAGCTTGATTCCGTTGGTGACCCGCTTGCGGTGCTCGATCGCGAGGGCGAGCGAGCGCTCATTGCCCTGCACGACCGGGTACAGCGGCTGGCCGTTGCCGTCCTTGAGGCCGCGCCAGTAGTTGAACCGCTCGGTGTCGAGCAGGGTCGCGGTGCCCGGCTCGATCAGCACGGAGTACTTGGGGCCGCCCTTGCGGTACGGGGCCTGGATGATGTGATCCACGGGGTGTCTCCTGTTCGTGGTGATGGGGGTTTCCTGGGGCAGGTCAGGGGCGGGGTCGGCGGCCCAGCGGGGGCGGAACCGGCCGAGGATGTACGACACCGGACGGCGGCGGTACGCGGCGGCTTTCGTGTCGGAGCCGTTCGCGCCGAAGGTGCGCACGTAGCGGGGGTCGGCGTCGTGGCTGACGAAGAACTCGACGTGGTTCCCGACGCCGTTGTGCTCCCAGTCGAACAGCAGCACGTCCCACGGCTGGAGGTCGCCTGATCCGGCCGCGTAGGACCCGTCACCCGCAGTCTTGAAGTTGTCGACCCACGAGATGGGGAAGCCACCCCAGAGGACGTGCGAGCAGAACCGCGCGCAGTCGTCGATTGCGGCCGAGTCGGTCCACGGGACAGGCAGCCGATCGCGGCTCTTGCCGATCAGGGACAGGGCGTACGTCGCGGCGGACGCTCGGGTGCGGGTGATGGTCATTCGGGCCTCCGGTCGAGGGTCTGTTCGATTCGTTCGATGTCGTCGTGGTGGCGGTCGAGGCGGTAGCCGTGGACGGCGAGCGTTTCGAGGACGGACTTCACGTCCTTGCGAATCTCCGTCAGCACGGTCGAGTTGGCCTCGTGGCGCTCGTCTTGCTCTTCCCGAAGGTTGATCGGTGTCCCGTCTGGGCGGACGTGGTTGTTCGACACCTGTTCGTTCGCGGCGCGGGCCTCGTTGCGAGCCTTGATCAGCAGCGGCAGGACGATGCCCCCGAGGCCGCACAGGGCGACGAACACCGCGACGAGCCCGGAGATGATCGCAACGAAGTGGTCGTTTGACACTTCGGCCGGGTTGGGCATCGTCTGTGACGCGAGGATCATCGACGTCAGTCGGCGGCGACGGCGAACCAGGACACGGACACGTTGCTGGCGACGGCGGGCGACCAGTTGCCGGTGTTGATCTGCACGCCGTCCTTCGTGAGGGAGGCCATGTTGAACGCGGCCGTGATGCGGGAGTGACCCGCGGAGCAGAAGAACAACGGCGGCTTGGTGAACAGGCCAGCGGTGAACTTCACGTCGAAGTTCGGGCCATAGGACTGCGCCGCAACGTTGCCCGTCGCGGTCACGATGCCGCCCTGCTGCGCGCGTCCCTTGGGGGCGGTTTCGAGCGCATTGAGCCGCTTGATCAGGTCCACGAGCTCCGACGCGAGGGGCGGCCGTCCCTCGTTCGCGAGAATCTGTTCGATCCGCTGCGCGTTGGCCCAATCGATCTCGGCGATATCGCGTGCCTTGTCGGTGGGGGCGAGGGCGGGGAGTTGGTAGAGCGGGGTGGTGCGGGGCATGGTCAGAGTCCTTGGGTGATGGTGGCGAGGTCGCCGAGACGGATCGCGGAATCGAACTGGCCGATCTGCGCGGCGGAGGTCGACCCGAACAGCTGCGCGATCGTGAGGTCGGGGGGTGTGAGCGAGCGGGCGGCGCACACGTTCACGTCGTGCGACCAGCCGCGGTTGTAGGTGAGGGTGCCGCCGATGATCTGGTACTGCGGTCCGGCGTTCTCGAGCACGTTGAACACCGACCCGGCGAAGTAGAGCGGGGTGGTGGATTGCAGGGGACGATAGATCGCGTCGGTGGCGGCGGCGTCGAGCGGGAGGCGCTTGTCGTCGAACCGGACGGACGGCATGCGCAGCTGCCCGTTGAGACTGTTGACGATGCTCGTCACCTGGTCCGCCAGCCAGCCGATGAACCGGTTGCGTGAGTCGACTGCGCCCGCCGCGTACTCGCTCGGGTCGAGGTACATCGCCCACGTGTCGACTTTCAGGACGCGATTGGTGCCCGATTCGAGACCGTGGGCGGTGGTGCGCTGAATGAACGGGTTGGTGTAGGTGACGCGCTTTGCGGAGCCGCCCGACACGTTGGGGTCCTTGCCGTACCAGTAGTACGACAGCTGCACCGTGTCGATCGCTTCGGCCGCTGTGGTCTCAACCGTGGCGTCGTCCGGCAGGGCAACCTTCGCCGCGTCGACGACGCGGCCGGACGGCAGCTGCAACGTGACGGTCTGGTTCGTGTAGACGAGGACGACGTTCGACGCGGCGGCGAAGGAGCAGAGCTTGGCGACGCCGGTGTCAGGGTCGTAGCCGACGACGCCGAGCGGGCTGAGCTTGTAGGCCTGGGCGAGCAGGTCGAGCAACGTCCACTGTTCGGACGCGGGGGTGCCATGCATCCAGCGATGGACGGTGCCGTTGCCCAGCACGTCGTAAACGATCGGGTCACGGTCGGTGAAGACGGCGCTGCCGCCGCGAGCCATTGCGTTCGCCAGACGAGTGCCTGGGGACTGTTCTCCCCAGCCGCCGAGTCCCTCGACCGATCCGTCGCCCATCTCACCGGAGAGCACGGTAGCGGCGGCGCTGGCGAGGGTGTCACCAGCGGAGAGGTTCACGACCCACACGGGCTGTCGGGTCCCGGTGGCGGGGTTACTGAGCTTTCGGCGCGTCAGGGTGGCGCGGGTGATCTTGCCACGGAACATCACGACGGCGGCCGTGCCGCTGGTGCGGGCCACCTCGATGGTTCGGCCGGCGAGGTTCTGGTCGGACGACCACTGACCGGTCGGGTCGATGATGGACGCGGACAAAGTGCCCGGTTCGGTGTCGTCGTAGGGGTCGTCGCGACCCCACTTGATCCGGAGACCGTCCAGGGCCACCAGGTCCGAGCCGTTCCAGGTGGACGCGACTTCGAGGCCGTCGATCGTGAGCTTGGCGCCCATCACCACGAGAACGCCTCCCCCGGCTTCAGCTGCCCGGTGGTGGTCCGGTACGTCTTGACGGCCTTCACCACGGCGCGGCCAATCTCCACGGGGTCTCCCACGCCTGCGTTCACGTCGATGTTGTAGGTGTCGCCGCCGCCGACTGCTGCGGCGCGGTTGCCGCCGCTGCTGATCGCGTTCCAGCCGCCCGTCGCGGACGGCGACGACGCGACAGTGGCCACTCTCGCGAACGAGGCCACGCGGGCGACGCTGCGGGTTTGCGCAGATGCTCGCTCGACGGTGCGGGACGTGGCACCGCCGTCGAACAGGCCGGAGAGCTTGTCGAACCCGGAGCCGAAGTTGAACGTGGCGATCTCGTAGAGCGCGGATACGAGGGTAGAAACCCAGTTCCAGGCGTCGATGACGTGGCCCTTGAACACGTCGAGCTTCTGGCCGACCCACTCGACGGCGGCGGCACCGTTCTTGCGGAAGTTGTCCCAGTGGGTGACGACGAGGACGATCGCGGTCACGACGGCCGCCAGGACGACGATGATCCCGAGGACGATCCACGTGATGGGGTTGGCGAGCCACGCCGCGTTGGAGGCCCACTGGGCGGCCGTCTGGATCGTCTGCACGGCGGCAAAAACCTTCATGGCCCCGGAGTAGAGCGTGACGGCACCGGCGACAGCAGCGACGACGAGTGCGAGCGGACCGAGCACGGGTGCCCACTGCTGGAGCAGCGTCAGAACAGGTTCGAGCACGGGCAGTGCGGCCGCGCCGATTTCGGTGAACGTCTGCGTCACGGTGCGCTGGAGCTTCGCGAACCCCTGGTCCTTGCTCACGGTCTCGTCGAGCCGGTCGGCCGCGCCGGTCACGTCGCCGATTGCCTGCACGGCTGACGACGGGTCGAGGGCAAACAGGGCGTCCCCAAGGTCTTCGGCCTGCGTGCCGAACAGGGCGACCGCGGCGGCGTTCCTGGCCACGGGGTCCTCGATACCGCGGAGCCGGTCCAGCACGTCCTGGAGGCCCGCTGCGGCGCTGTCGCCACCGGCTGCGATCTGCGCCGTGGCCTGCTGGGCGTTGAGCCCCAGTGCCTCGAACCCTGCGGCGGAGGTCGTGGAGCCGTCCGTCGCACGGATCTGGAACTCCTTCAGTGCGTCGGCTACCAGGTCCGTGTTCCGGGCACCGGCCGCGAGGCCCTGGTCGATAAGACCGACCGCGGTCTGTCCGTCGAGGCCGAGCCGCTGGAACAGCGCCGGGTACTCGGTGAACGTGTCGATCAGGTCCTCACCGGCGCGGGCGTTGCCCTGCAGCCCGGCTGTGATGATGTCAAGCGCGGCCTCCGCATCGGGGGCCATGCCGGTCCGCATCAGCTGGCCGACCGCGGTCGTGACGCCGCCGAGGTCCTGGTCGAACGTGGTCGCCACGTCGAGGACCCGGGCGGTGATGTCGGACATGACCTGATCGTTCGCGCCGCGCATCCCGTCGATGTTGCCGATGACCTGGCGCGACGCCTCGGCGACCTGTTCGAGGCTGTCGCCGTAAGCGTTCGCGTACAGGTCGCCGTTGATCTTGCCGAGCCGGGCGGACTCCTCGCCGCTGAGGGCGAGTTGCCCGGCCAGCTTGTTGTTGATCTGGGCGTTGTCGACCGCGCCGACGACACCCGCGACGAGGGCGGCACCGGCTGCCGCCCCCGCCACGTTCAGCCCGTCCTTGGCCTTCTGGACGTGTTCCTCGATCCCGTCGACGGCCTTCTCGGCGTCGCGTGCGGCGCGCTGGGCACTGGCTGCGTCGCCGAGAATCTTGACGGCGAGGATCGCGGTCTTGTTAGCCATTGGCCTGGGCCTCGCTTCGTTCTTCGAGTAGTGCTACGGCGGTTGCTATGTCGTCGGGGTCTTCCCGCGCCCAGACGGACGCAGGAATCCCCGTTTCGAGGGCGAGAGCGACTAGAAGCTCGTGGGCTGACCCTCGGGGGTGTCTTCCCCCAGGTGATCAGCGGCGTCAGCGGCCTCCGCGTCGTCCTCGCGCTTGAACGTCACGTCCTGCACGGCGTGGTCGCCACTGGACCACTCGTCCCAGGTGAGGTTGGTCTTCCCCTCGCGCTTCGCGGCCGACCAGGCACGGAAGAACGTCATCCGCATCGGGTTGTCGCCGATGGACCCCCAGGACCGGTTCTTGCGGAGCGTGGACTCGAACGCGAGGGTGTCGCCGATGTTCGGCGTCACCTCGAACGAGTCGCCCTCGGCGGGGTGGACGATGAGAGTGCGCGCGTTGGACATGTCAGGTTCCTTCGATTCGAGTGACGATGGTGTCGAGGTGCTTGATGTAGACGGGCAGCCAGCGGCCCTCGGAGTCGCGTGCGCCGTCCGAGAGGAACGGCTGCGCTTCGATGTGCCGCTTGCGCCAGCCCCAGTGGATGACGGGGGCGTACGGGACGCGGGAGGTACCCGCGCGGATCACGCCGGCCGTTTTGGTGCCGGACGCTCGGATGGTGCGTTGCAGCCGTCCGGTGGGTCCGACGGGGGCGAGAGCGGCCGAGGCGCGGGCGGCGATCTCGGCCGCCTCGCGGTGAGCGGCTTTGAGGTCGGTGAGGTCGTCGCCCGCGGCTTTCAGCGTCGCGCGGAGCTTCCGCGCGCCGTCGATCTGGACGACGGTCTCAGCCATGTCAGGTCAGGGTGATCGGCGTCCCGGTCGAGTCGACGGGCGTCGGCTCGCCGATGACGCGGAACTCGAAGTCCGACGTGTTCTTCTTCTTCACGTCGCCGCCGACCGTGAGCGGGACCACGGTCAGGACGCCGGACCACGACACGTCGTGGTCGTTGGACGGCGTGTAGATGAACGGGAGGTCCTGGAGACGATTCTTGTAGCAGTACATCTCCAGTGACTCCTTGTCGAAGTCCTGGTTGACGGTGCCCTTCGCGGACCACTCGGTGGTCGCGTCGCCGGGGACGGTCTCGCCGGACAGGACGGGCACGTCGTCCTCGAAGTCGGTCTTCGGCTCCAGGCTGAATTTGGTGAGCTGCGCGGCGATCTCGCGCTGGCTGGCGGTCTCGCCGATCTTCAGCGAGCCGGGGCCGAGCACGTGGGACTTTGCGACCATCAGGGGGTCTCCTATTCGGGGTCGGTGTAGGTGAGCAGGTACGCGGACAGGGCCTGTCCTGCGGTGGGTTGGAACGCGGTCGGCTCGCCCTCGGTGAAGTCGAGGCCGGGCGCGATCGCGGCGATGATCTGATCGATGCGGTCCCACGCGACCATGTGGTTGTCGAACGGTCCCGCCGTCACGCACACCTCCCACGTCGCCTCCACCTGGTCGTAGGTGGGGAACGTGAGCCGGGGCGGGAGGATGACCACCGCGCCGTCCGGGGCACCCTGCGGGACCTGGGTGCCGTCGAACGTGACGACGACGGCGGCGAGGTTGTCGGGCAAGGCGGTGCGGATGGTCTCGGCGATCTGCGCCGCCCGTTCGAGGCGGGGGCCGGTCACGCCAGCCCCCGGAGGTAGGGCCGGAGAATCGCGGCGGCGGTGAGCATCGGGTCACGGGCGAGGCGGATCGGCTGCACGTCGGCCGACTCGAATCCGGCGACACCCGAGCGGGACGACTTGCGGTAGTACAGGTCGGAGCCGACCTCCAGGATCGCCCGGCGCCGCACGGCGGCGGGGACGGTCTTCCGCTCCGTGGCGGTCTTGCCGATCCGCTGATCGACGAGCGCCTCCGCTTCCTCGGCCGAGTCCGCTGCGAGCCGCTTGTCCACGTCGCTGACCGCCTGGACGTACTCGGCGAGGGTGACGGGCGGCGGGTCGGCGGCGGGCTCGGCCGGGGTTGCGTCGGTCATGCGATCACGCGCCAGCCGCGGCCGGGTTGGCCTTCACGACGGGGACCAGGCCGCCGGGCACCTCGTCGGCGAGAGCCGAGTAGAAGTACACCGAGTACGCCTCGGTCAGGTTGACGATGTTCGAGTCCGTCAGGCGCACGATCGGGCTGTTGTAGGCGCGCAGGGCGAGCTTGTTGACGAACTCGGGGGTACCGGCAGCCTGCTTCGGGTCGACGCGGACGATCACGCCCGCGAGGTTCCCGCCGAGCGCAGCGGCGGTGACGACACCGATCGCGTTGACGCCCTCGCCGTAGACGACCATCAGCGGTCGGCCCGCCGTGTCGGTCATGTTCGCCAGGCCCTTGAAGGTGTCCTTGTCGACCAGCAGCGCGTCGAGGCTGAGGCCCTGGTCCTCGTAGATCCCGGCCGCATCGATGATGCCGCCGACCCAGCCGGTGTACTTCGTCTGGTCGGCGATCGTCACGGTGGTCCGGTTGTTGAGGGTGTCGGCCTCGACCTGCTTGGCGCGGAGGTCGGCAACGCCCTTGCGGAGCATGATGTTCTTCCGCCGGCCTGCCTCGATCGCGAGTGCGCGGAGGTTGGTGTCCAGCAGGTTGACGCTGGAGCGCTCGATCGACTGACGGGAGAGCTTCGTGTACCCACCGACGGTGACGACGGGAGCGTTGCGGGTCTTGACGGTGACCTTGCCGTAGGGCAGGTCGTCGCCCTCGTTCTCCTGCACGTCGACCTTGGTGGTGTTCGTGTTCAGCTGCCCGTACTCGATGGTCTCGCCCTCGGCGGGCAGGACGCCCGTCGAGAACAGGCTGGACAGGATCGAGTTGTCCTCGATCAGTCGGGTGAGGTCACCGACCCAGCCCGGGCGCAGCGTGCCGTCGTCGGCGAGCACGCCGCCGTCGTAGGCACGGGCCAGCAGGGCCTCGTAGGACTCGACCGTGGCGCTGTCGCCGCGCACGAGGGCCTGGAGGACCTGACCGGCCGAGCGGGTGTCGGCGGGCTCGGTCGCGGTGCGGGTCTGGCCGATGCGGGCGGTGAGGGCGTCGAACTGACGGCCGATCTCGGCGCGCTCCTGCTGGAGAGCGGTGTCGAGCATGCGCTGGAACTCTTCGGGGTCCACGGGGTCTCCTGTTGGGGTGTTGGGGGCGGTCTGGCGGTGGCGAACGTCGGTGACCGTTGCACCGTCGTAGGCGGGCATGGGGACGAGTGAGACCTCGCCGACGCGGACGGCCACGCGGGTCACGTCGCCGGTCTCGTCGTCGATCTCGGTCGTGATCGGGTAGAAGCCGACGGACATGGACCGGACCACGCCGTCGCGGAGCAGCGTGTAGGCCTCGTCGCCCAGCGGGGTCTCGGAGATGCGAGCGGTGACCTCCCACCCGGCGTCGGTGTCGCGGTGCGAGACGATCCGGCCGATGGGGTCGGTGTGCCGCCAGTACAGCAGCGCGTCGTCCGAGTCCTGGACCGAGCCGCGGGCGAACTGTTCGGTGTACGAGCCGAACCAATCGACGATCGCGGCGGGCGAGTCCCAGGGGACGGCGATCCCGGTCACGGTGCGCTCGTCGGTGTTGACGGCGCGGACGAGCATGGCGCGGTGGTGCATCTGGGTGTCGGTCGCCGCGTCGCGGCGGTGCATCCGGGGCTCAGGCATTCTCGGTCTCCTGCGGGGTGGCGGCGGGGGTGGGGGTCTTCCGGGCGGCGATCTGTGCTCGCTGGGTGTCGCTGAGCGGGTCCAGGCCCTCGTCGGCGCGTACCTCGTCGTCGGTCTTCCACCCGGCGTCCAACGACGACTTGTGGGCCTCGTACCGGGTCTTGGTGTCGGTGCGCAGCAGAACGTCGATGTTGAAGCGGGCGACCTGTCCGCGCGGGGTGACCTCGGTGAACGCCTCTTCCATCTCGCGGAGGACGTTCATGAGCGAGAAGCGGACGTATCCGATCCAGTCCTGTTCGACGTTCGCGTAGGTCTGCGAGCCGCCCTGCACGGACGCGAGGAACAGCGACGAGGGGACGCCCATCAGGCGGGCGATCTGGGTCGTGGAGAACTGCTGCGATTCGAGGAACTGGACGTCGGACGGCTTCAGCCCGAGGTAGTCGTAGCTGAGGCCCTTCCCGAGCACGCGCACGTCGTTGCGGCTGTCTTCCGGGTCCAGCGGTTCGCCCGTTTCGGGGTCGCGGCCGTGCCACATGCGGCGGTAGGCGCGGGCGTCGTCGCCGTTGAGGTCCTGGTCACTCTTCAGCACGCCGGACGGGACGCCGCCCTCGCGGAAGAACCCCGACCCGTAATCGCGTGCGTCGAGCGCCCCGGCGATCTCGAATCGGGCTGCCTGGATCGGTCCGAGACCGAGCGTCATCCCCGGGACGCTGAGGAACTTCAGGTGCTGGATATCGAGCGTGGTCCAGTCGGTGCGGCCGTCGTAGGCGAAGGTCTTCCGGCCGGTCTTCGGGTCGGTGAACGGCTGCACCTTGCGCGGGTCGAGCGGGACCAGCTCGACCACCGCGCCGTCCAGGTGAATCCGCCGCCAGTAGGCGTTGCCGTGCAGGTAGAGCGCGGCGGCGGTCTCTTCGAGGAACCGGGAGCGGGACATCGACAGGCACGGCTTCTGAACGAGGGCCGGAGTGTCGGCGACGACGCGGCCGCCGCGCTCGATCTGGACGGACAGCTGCGCGATCGCGGTCGTGTGAATCTGGACGGCGCGGAACACGGTCGAGAGGGTCATCGCGCGATCCGGCGTGACGCCCACGACCTCGGAGCGGGACGGCGGGCGAACCTCGTCGGGCATCGTGTCAGCGGCGTTCGGTTCGGCGGAGCGCGCTTTGGTGACGGCAGCGCCCGTGCTGAGCAAGGCGGCGGTGCGGGACCAGAACGACGGCATGGCGGAAACGATCAGGGTCGCGCGGTCGGGGTGCCAACTTTGAGCGGCCGTGGGCGGCCGTGAGCGGCCACGAGCGGCCGTGAGCGGCCACGCGAAAGCCCCGCCGCGCAGTTGCGCGGCGGGGCTCGTCGGGGCGGTCTCAGAACAGCTGGCGGCCGACCTTCTTCGGCAGGTGATCGACCGCCCATGCGGCGAGGGTGCCAGCCTCCAGGGCGCTGATCGAGCCCACCGAGGCGCGCCGTCCCCAGGTCCAGGCACCGTCGCCGATCCATCGTCGGGTGGCGAGTTCGGCGGCCGCGTCGAGGGCGGCGTGCGGCCGATACCGGAACTTCGGCTGAGGCTCGGTCGTGACCCACGAGAGGACGTTGGAGGCGGCCGCGGTGACGGCGGACGAGGTGAGCGGCACGAGGTCCAGCTGCGCCCGCTCGGCGGCGTCGAACAGCGCGCCGGATGGGCCGACGCGGTCGATCGCGACGGGTGCGCCGAACTCGGTCGAGAGTTGCTGGAGCCTCGGGAGCACCCAGTCCGAGCCGGGCGCGTGGCCCTCGGGCACGACGCCCACGATCACGTCCCCCGCGACCCGCACGGCGACGACGATCGTCGCGTCCACGTTGTCGACCCCGACGGCCGCGCCGAACGCGATCGGTCCGTCCGGCTGGCCCGGGTCGGTGTACGCGGCGCGCTTCCAGGCGTCGAGCGGGATGGTGCGTTCCGTCGCGCCCGTGCGGCGGTTGCCGTAGGCGCGGGCGAACTCGCCAGGGCCGAGGCGCTGGAGGTTGTCGACGAGGGTCTGCATGTCGAACAGGTACCCGTAACCCGGGTGCGCGGCAGCCACGGCGTCGAGGTCGGTCGGGTCGACGTCCGGGCCAATCCCGTAGTCGATCAGGCAGACCGTCGGGTCACCCGCTCGGGCACGCTCCAGGACCGCGTTGAGGAACGTCGAGTCCACAGTCCCCTCGGTTGATTCGATCCAGACTTGCGGCCGCTGTCCGGTGACCATCGACCGCGACCCAGCCGCACCCGCGATCGCCTGGACGAGCGCCTGCCCGTCGGTCTGCGAGAACGCCCACGCCTCGTCGATCGACGCCCGGTCGACCTGTTTCGAGTGCAGGGAATCGACCGTGGGTGGGTGCGGTCGGAATGTCGATCCGTTGTAGAACCGCAGTGCCTCGGAGCCATTCGACAGGCGCGGCTTTCGCGCGAGCGGAGAAATGACCGACTGCGCCCAATCGTCCTCGACCATTTCGCGCCATTTGTCCGTCGCGTGCTGCCCGGACTGCGCCGTGTACCAGGCGCGGCGGCCGCGACCCATGAGCGCATTCTGCGTGCTCGTGGCGAGGTCGAGGGTCGTTTTCCCGCACTGGCGCTGCACGGTGACCACGACGTCGGAGTAGACGAATCGGCCGGCCTCGTCGACTTCGAGAGCGACGTCCGCGGCGAGGCGCTGCCACGGGATGAACGGTTTCCCGAGTGCATCGCCGACGGCTGCGGCGTGCGCGCCGTAGGTGGCGCGCTCGTGGTTACGCGGCGTCACTTGCCGTGGGACCACCGGGACGAGGGGCGCTTGCGAGGGCATCTGCGATCTTTCGTAGTTCGGGCGGGAGGTCGGAGTCGTCGGCGTCGGGGATCGCGGGGTCCAGCTGCGCCATGAGCGTCCCGAGCGTCGCGACCTCGTTCGCGACGGCGCGACCCTTCGCGTTCCCCTTCGAGATGTTCTGCGCGAGCGAGATACACATGCGAGCGAGGGCGATCCGGGAACCGGTCAGCGGGTTTTTCTCGGCGATTTCTTTGAGGGCTTGTTTTACGGCCATTTCTTCGGGTGATTCGCCGTACTTTCCCGTGTCCAGGTCGATTCCACCGAACACTTCGGGGCTGTCAAACCCAAGGGTTGGGGCGTCCATTTTTTTCTTTCCTGGTTCGTTGGGGGAGAGAACGACGGTGGTATCGCTGGGTGTCGTCGGACGCTCGCTCAGAAAAACGCGCGGACCGATCGCCGATCACACCGAGCCCCAGGACGAGCCGCGCGTGCAGCTGTCGCGCTCGTCGGCTGTCGTGACGGGGTGATGCTGTCCGGTCTCGGGGTCCTCATACCACTGCGCGCCGGTCTCAGGGTCGCGGTAGTAGCGACGAGGCTCGCGGAGCTTGGCCACTACCACCACCCGCCGCTCGTGCTCGGGGTCGGGGTCGAGGTCGACGTGGGAGTCACGGGTGCCTCCGGTTCCGTGGGGGTGGGCGTGGGATGCAGGGTGGGGGGTGGGGTCTCGACCCCGGGGGTGGGTGTCTGCGCCAGGGCGGGGGCCACGAGGTCGTACCAGGTGGCCACGTGCTGCGCCATGACCTCGGGCCGCTCTGCGTCGGCGCGGGCCTGCACGATCTCGCGGCCGGGGTCGATGGTGACGATGCGGTAGCGGAGCATCCGGTACTCGGCCACGTCGGCCGGGCTCGGCATGCTGTGGATGATCCACACGCCGCACGGGACTTGGAGCCGCTTCGCCCGGTGGATTGCAGTTGAGCGTGCGCCGATCGCGACGTGGCGCACGTGGGCGGGGTAGACGTGTGTCCGCTCGGGCGGGACGGGCATCAGCGCTCGCGCGATCTCGTCGAGGTCGATTGCGACGTCCATCGGGCCCGCGTGCTGCCGGACGTAGGTCGACTTGCCCGCGGCGGGCGGCCCCATGACGACGGTGATCACGGGGCCACCTCCGAGGCCGGACACGGCCTGGTTGCGCCGCCACGAGTTGCACGAGCGGCACGCGGGGCGCAGGTTGTCCATGTCGTCGGAGCCGCCCTCGTGGAACGGGATCACGTGGTCTTTGGTCGTGGCCTTGTAGGTGCACTTGGGACCCTGGAGCCAGCAGACGTCGCCGTAGACCTCGATGACGCGCCGCGTGAGGGCCGCTGAGGCGCTTCCACCACGCTTAGCCCCTCCCACGCTGGCCTCCCCGCTCACAGGCCCGGAGCCAGGCGTCCACGGCCCGCGGGTGGTAGCGGATCAGGCGGCCGTCCTTCACGAACGCGGGGCCGCGACCGGCTGCGCGCATCTTGCGCAGCCGGTCGGGCTTCACGTCGAGCATCTCGGCGACCTCGGCTGGGGTCATGTACTTACCCATCGGTCGCCGCCTGGTGGGCCTGTCCGGCGCGGGCGCGGAAGAGAGCGCCGTCCAACTCGTCGGCGATGTTCAGGCCGGGACGGTCCAGATCGTCGTACACGAGCCCAGTCGACACGTCGCCGGTCAGCAGGTCGGTGCGCCAGTCGAGGACGCGCTGGCCACCCTCGGGGGCGCTGGTCGTCACGACGGCGGCGAGGGCGAGGCGGCGGGTCATCGCATCTTCCAGGTCTGGTACGCGAGCGCTGCGAGGGCCAGTAGTGCCAGCACGGCGATGACGGCCGGGTCGTTGGACATGTCCCCGGCGCCCATCAGCGCATCACCGCGGCGAGGACGAGCAGCGCGGCGACGAGCGCTGCGAGGGCGACCCCGAGGACGACGAACGCGAGCGGGACGAGCAGGTCGCGGCGGCGCATCAGTCGACGCTCCAGACGACGGCGCGGGTGACGCCGCGGCCGGACGGGTCCGCTGTCTTCCAGCGTCGGCAGGGCTCCCCCTCGTAGCTGCCCGCGCGCACCCAGCGGCCGGACTCCAGGGTCGGCTCGTTCACGATGTACAGGTGCAGGCGGTCCAGGGCCTCGTCGTCGGTGTCGCCGTACTCGGTCGTGAACAGGTCCAGCAGGGCCTCCAGGGCGGCGTCCACGTCGTGGGTCTTCGTGACGATGACGTCCTGCGAGTCCATCAGCTGGACGGCGACGGGCGTGGGGGTCTTGGTGGTCATGCTGTGGCCTCTCCGGTGGCGTGAAGGTCGACGACGGCCCATGCCGCGCCGAAGGTCGGGACGTGTGCGCAGCGGACCACGCACCCGTCGTGAGCGGTCAGGACTGCGAACCATCCCGGGAGCCGTCCTCCAGGCGTCCCGCCACGCTCGATCCGCCAGCGCGCTCGTGTGGTCTTGGTCTTGGTCATGCGACGTCCTCCCAGGACTGTCGGTCGAACGCCTGGCGCTCGAACTCGGCGAAGGTCAGGCGTCCGTGCCTGGCCCAGTGGTCTCGTAGCTCGTCGGACGCGTAGGCGTTCGCTCGGGCGGCTGGCCCGATGAACAGGTCCCAGGCATCGACGCCCTTGGCGCGGCCGCGTGCGTTCAGCAGCGCGCCGTTGGTCTCGTCGACGGCCCGCTCGTAGGCGGCCGTGCGGACGGTCTCGAACTCGTCGCGGAGGGCTCGCCAAGTGTCGCGAGCGAAGCCGAAGACGGCGGAGCGGGTCACGACGCCAGGTCCTCGCGTCGGGAGCCGCAGAAGTTGCAGTAGCTCGATGCGTTCCAGTCATGCCAGCCGCGGGGCGAGTGCTTGCACTTGTCCCGGACGATCGACTCGTTGAGGACCTTCGACTCTGCGCGCGCGTCTATGGCTGGCTTAGTAGAGGGCTGGATCTCTGGACGGTTCGAGGACGGTTCGGGTGTCGCAGGCGACACCCCTCCCCTGTCGGCAGCGACGGGGGTCCCCCCGTCGGTAGCGACACCCCCTGTCGGCAGCGACGGGGGGTCGAACAGGACCACCGGAGTCGTGTCGCCGTGCACGCGATGACGGCTGGAGCGGTCGCAGGTCGCCGGGCAACGGAGGATGAACTGGTACAGGTTGGGACGCATGTGATCGGCCGTCAGGTGCGTTCCCCCGGCTCCAACGTGACGTCGAATCTCCCCGAGCCGTTCGAGGTGCTGAATCGCCTTCTGGACGTTGCGCGGGGTGATCGACGCGTATTTGGCCAGGGTCGCGATCGACGGCCACGCGCCCCCGTCCCCGTCGTGGTTGGCGATGCCGACCAGGACGAGCCGGGCCGATCCGGTCGCGCGCGAGTGGTGCAGGGCGATCGTCATGGACTCGATGCTCACGAGACCGCCTCGGCCGGGCAGACGTCGGAGGCGTCGAAGAGGTAGGGGCCAGTCAGCCCGGGGAGCTTGGTGACCGGCACGAGTGCGCCCGTCTCGACACGCTGGAGGACGGCCTGGCGGCTCACTCCGAGCGCGGCGGCCACCTGAGTGGTGGTCAGCAGGTCCAAGTTGTGCATAGCCACAAGTTGCTAGTTGTGCCCATGCACAAGACGCACGACACGCCGATAACCCTGGAATTGGTCAGTTCGTGAGCACTAGCCTTGCTACATGACAATGCAACCGCTTGGGCAGCCGGGGCAGATTCCGGCGTGGACCGTCGCCGATCGACTGCGGAAGGCGCGCGAGGCCGCGGGCTACGACATGGGCGGCCTCGCCGACGTGACCGGACTGTCCCGGAACACGATCGGCAACTACGAGGGCGGCAAGGTCAAGCCGCGCCGCTCGGGCATGATCGTGTGGGCCATGGCGACCGGCGTCCCGCTGTCATGGATCGAGACGGGCGCGGAAACGGAAAACGCCCCCGATCCCGATGGTGGGACCGAGGGCGTTGACCGGTTCGGTGGTGATGTGCGCTCGAAGGGACTCGAACCCCCAACCTTCTGA